GCCTGCTCGACATCACTACCCCAACCAATCATGTCACCAGCAGACTCGTTCAACACTTCCTTCATTGCGGCGACAGATGCTGCCACTGCAATGTCAGCGTTTTTAAACGCATTGGATATTTTTAAGTCTGCCAAACCTCGTGCAGCATTGGCAAGGGCTAAATACTCTTCGGTCAGTTCAAACGTACCGTTTTTACCGTCTTTGAATATCTTATTTAGCGAGTCTTGAGCAGCTTCAAGCTCCTCAATAGCACTCTTAGAGTCAAATATAGCGGGCATCAGTGCCGTACCCAACGCAGCACCAACAGCCAGGAACGCGCCTATGATGGCTCCGTGTGGGCCGAAGAGTGATGCTATTTGAGATCCCTGCTGTCCGAAGATAAGCATAGCGTTTTGCCCCATTTGGAGCTGCACCGCAATATCCTGAACTTGATGTCCTACTTGGCCGAAACCACCACGCATGAAGCGTAATTGTTTGGTAGTCTCCGTCATTTCCTTCTTGGTTCTACGCATGCTTGCGTTGACGGAATTAAAAGCGCGTGAGGTTTCATCCTTGGCGCTAATTCTAATTACTGTTTCTGTGGTGCTCGCCATCAAGTTTTCCCCTGTTGCCGTTCACCCTTTATTCTTAGATACGTAAACCAGTGATTGAATTCAGTCACTGTCATATCTAATATGGTCGATAGTGGTTGACCAAGGTGTTCGGCTAAATTGTACATTAAGTATAACTCAGTCGGGGTGCCTTGGTCATCTATCAGTTTTTTTCGCGGTCGGCCTCGGCCTTATCGGGTATAGCTAACACGAAGTTGGCTATACGTGAAACAAGATCTGGATTAACCTTGGTGCGAAGCAGGGTTTTTGCTGCAATATCAAATACTGGCTCCCCTTCTTTATCGGTAACACCGAAAATAACAGAGTAACATAAGTAATCTGTAGTATCGCCATCCGCACGACCAAGCCACTTGGCCTTGTCATCCAAAGTGAGATTCTTCGCGTAAAGCGTAGTATCCCACTCTGGCATTTCTAATGTACGTATTACATGGCTACTAAAGTCCGCAACAGCTACATCAATTAGCTTGATCATATTACGCTACAGTGCCTTGGGTCAAAACGCCGTTACCAGTAAAGCTAACTGAAGCCTTAATGATTTCAGGGTTTGAACCAGTGCGGCTAACACCAGTAACTTGAATTGCACCAGAAAAGTACGCAAGTCCTGTAGTGTTGCCAAGAGGATACATGTTTAGGGTAACCTCATCGCCTTCTTTCAAGCCTTCCTGACCAGTAGTATCAGAAGGATCCCACTGAACATTGATTGAGCCAGACCAAGCTTTTGTGGTGACTTTACTAGTCTCCCAAGAGTCGCCCATAACTGTGTCATTAACTGTATTAGCAGTTGTGTCAACAGACCAATCTATCAACTCAGCGACTGCATTGCTACCAACGTAAACTGAACCGTCATTACCTGTATGGCTAGCCATTTAACTTCTCCAATGCGCCACTGCGCGTTTATTTAAACTATTACTCTACTACTGGCTTTGCGAGCCTTCAATAGACCTGTACCTAACCATTATTGATAAAGTACCTACAGCGATGGGCTGTTCACCTTCAACGCTAAAACTTGAGTCGAATCCCGTTACCTGAGTATCCAGTGCATAAGTGCCACGTTTTAAATCCGTGTACAAAGCTGCCTCTACCTGCTCAGATATTGCATCCAATGTATCATCATACCCTGTTGAGCCTTTGACGTAAATCTCCACACTCATATTCAATGTGTGCTGTATTGAACGCGGTGACCCAGCCGTGGAATAGTCTGATTCCTCGCCCTTTATAAATATACCTAGAGCTGGCAGCCTATCCGAAGTTAATGGATAGCTTTTGGATTTAAATACATTAGATCCTGTCGTAGATAGCCCTGTTAGGGTAGTAACTACGTTATCTCTGATCAACCTACGTAAATGCGCCATTACTTCAGCTCCAGAGCCAATTCAGTCATACCATTGCCATCGGGCATGGTTATACGGACGTAGTAGTCAACGCCTCCAACCTCTAGTTCATCACCATTAGATAGGCCGACTATGTCGCTGCTCTGGCAAAAGAATCTAGGCTGTGACATTGCAAACGCAGTACCACCACCACCATCATCGTCAGAGTAATAATTGTCGAATATACCAACAACAGTACCCCTAGACCAGTTAGCAGTTACGCCAAAGTCTTGTAGCAATAGTAGACGCTCCGCCGATGTCTCTACTGCCACTATTTGCTCTTGCGGGAACGAGTCTTAGGCTTTTCGGAAGATACTTCCAATCCCATAGACCTGTTTTCCGTCTTTGTCTTTGGTTCGTCCTTATGAGCGATAACACGACCCATAGAAACTAAAATCTTTGCGGTATCTATACTAATCTCAGTAATAGAACCAGCTCTAAATGTCTTACCTGCGATTACACAACCGCTAATTACTTCATACTTCATAACAATACTCCAAAAATAAAAGGGGGCGTTTTACGGCCCCCTATCTTGGCTATTAGCCATCGTTACCGAAAGCAAAGCTTTGAGCATGACGTACTGCTACGTCTACTGACTGCAACGCAACGATACGGATCGTACCAGAGGTGCTGTGAGTATACGGATCAACAGTAAGGTCAAGTCCGCCGAATAGGCCAATCAACAAGTCGTTGAAGTTACCGAAGTACATGTTGCCTGCCGTACCTTGGTTAGACACAATCGCCTTATAGCCGTTGATGTCACCACCACCAGCTACAAACTGAGCCGTACCAGAAGCCTTCTCAGTGGTCTTTAGAGCACCGTTCATTGCAGATGGTAAGATGTAGGCTAAGTTACCCATAAGGGCGTTGTCGTTAGCAATTGCAGATTCTAAGCTTACTGTTTCAGCAAACGTAGGGTTAGCAGCAGCAAACGCAGTAACTGTGTTAACACCAGTAGTATTCAAGATACCAGTTGGCTGACCGCTAGATCCAGAACCTTCCAAACCAGCTAAGTCGATGGCAAGTGCCAAAGCTTGTGCTAGATCGTCACGGATCAAGTTCTCAACGTCCATGCTTGACTGAATCAATAGCTGGCGGGTTACGTCAGTAAATGCGCCTAAAGTCTTAGGTGTTAAACTAACCTGACCTACAGTCATTTCGCTTTCAGTGGCAGCGCCACCTTCAGTTGCGATCCAAGCAGCAGTTGCAGCAGCAGTCTTCTTAGGAATCTTAACGTCACCAGACAAACCACCTAGTACACGGGCACCAGCCTGCATAACAGAAGATGAGTTGCGTAGAACGTCAATGAAGTCGCTAGCACGGAAGTCGTCAGTGAACAATTCTGATTCATCAGAAGAGTTCAAGTCACGTTTCTTCCAGTTGCGCATTACTTCAGCAGGAAGCATGATACCTTGTGCAGTGCGACCATAGCTTTCAGCAGCAGCGCGTGAACATTCAAATTCAAATGCAGCAGCTTCTTGAGCACGGCGATCAGTTGGGTTAGCAAGAGCGTGGATAGCGCGAACTAGAGAGAAGCGTTTAACTTCTTCCTTCTTCATGCCGATGTCCTTAGCTTCTAAGCCGCGAGTAGAACCAACACTCTCTAGTAATTCACCACGGAATTCTTCGATAGTAGTTCCATCAGCGATAGCTTTACGAGCCATATCACTCTTGTTATGTCGGGCACCTAGCTCAACAATTTGTGCTGCGTTACGTTGTGCGGATTTCATGGCGTCAGCCTTCACCGCTTCAATATCAATCTCGGACATAGTGTCCTCCTTAAATGAAGTTTCTATAATAGGTATGGGTGAAGGTTCGCTAGATCGACCAACTCCGACTGTCACATCGGCGGGGATAGATACCAAACTTGCTTCGACAGGTCGCCAAGATACGGCGCGATAAGTTGCCTCATCGTCTTTACCGCCTTTACTAACCATCTTTAATTCGTTGATACGGTAACCAACACTAATATTAGCCTTGATACCATCTACAACATCAGTAAATGCTTCTTTAGCAAGTACACCTTTTCCAAAGCGCACTGTCGCCCGTAGTCTTCGGGCCGAGCTATCCAAGCTTACAGATTCTATAACACCAATTTGCTTCTCTGGATCGTGATCCAATAGCAAAGGGGCGCGACCTGATGCCAAGAACTCCAAATCAATAGATTTCTTAGAATGGTCTAATATTTCATTACCGAAGTAACGTGATACAGGCTCTTCACTGGAAATAGCAATTTCAACAGTACGTGAGTCCTCATTAATGTGATCAGCCTGAGCAACACCAGCTCGATGCTGCACAATCGTAGTGTCGAAACGCTCTTCTACAGTGTCCTCGACTACCACTTCTTCAATTACTTCTTCGGAACGGATCTCTTCGACCACTTCCTCAGCTATTTCTTCGCTCATAACATGCTCCTAAAGGCATTTAACCCGATTCTACCATTTTTTAGTCATCATCGGTAATATCTGGCGCTACTTTCTCTAAATTACCGCCAAATGGCTCCATTGCGTACTTAATACCGAACTGTGAGGCCAAAGCCTTGTCACGTTTGATCTGCCCAAGTAGCTCCTCAACGTCCTTACCATACTGACTAGCGACATCATCTAACGACAATACACCATTCTTCAGTCCAGTAACTGCTGCGTTCATCTCCTTAAGAGGATCAACCCAGCTCCAAGCACGGCCTCTGAACTGAGCAGCGTCTGCAAAGTGGTCAAACCGTGATACAGGAATACCTAAAGTGCCCATTTCCATTGAAGATCCAAGCCAAGCCTCAAATACAGGCCTAACTAAGTGAGTAATCAGGAATTCTTGCACGTTTTCGTAGTAATCTCGCTCGTCTAACGCGCCTTGACGGATAGAACTGTAGCTCACTCCCTCTAAATCACCAGATAATGATGGGTAACTTGGCCCTAAGCCTACAGCTACACCCTTTAGGACAGCTTTATGGAAGCCATCGAACTCATTGTTAGGGTATTGCGGGTCAAATGACTTAAAGTCCACGCCAACAGGTAGTTGGTGCATAGTGCCTGGTTCTACTTCCATAATAGGAATATCTTCAGCCATATCGTCTGGCACGAAACCATCACCGCCTGAAGAGGTGAAGAAACCCATCTTAGATGCGCCAATACGGGCATTTACAATAGCTGCCTCACGTAAAGCGCCTAACTGATTCATTGCCGCCATCGATGCAGTCAACCACGGCTCACCGCGAGTCTGACCTACGCGAGTAGGCTCAAGCAAGTGGATAACTTTATCGGCAGTGACGCGAGTGTATTTCTCTTTAACAGTCATTGAGGAGAAGTTGGCATCGCCAGGATGTGCCTGAAGGAAGTAATACGCAATAGGCTTCTTGAACTGGTTAAGCTCAACACCCATACGGATCTCATTGCCACCTTGAGCTTTGCGATTAAAGGCAACATCTACCTGATCAGACTCTACGAACTCAAGAGCGAACGAATCATGGAAGCTTGCACCACGGTGCTTGATAATAAACACTTCACCATCACGGGCCAGTGTCTCGGTAGCCAACTTCTGTACATCGATCCATGATAGCTTACCATCTACCGTACAGTTACCTAACCTGCACCATCGGGCAAACTTAGACTCAATTAGCTGGTTAGCAGGCTGATCCAACTTAGTGTCGCCTCCAAATGCCCTAACCTGAGTATTAAATCCATTCTTACCAATGACGTTGTTGCGTAGTAGCTTCATATACCGCTTGGCATACTCGTTATTACGAACCAAGTCCCTTGAGCGAGACCTTAGCTTAGGTAATGCTGACTGCAGTTCACTGTCTGCACTACGCTCTGAGGAACCGAAACTGGATGAAAACAACCTTGATGTTGCCGCACCTGAGTAATTTCGTACTCGTCTAGGTTTAGCGTCTGTCTTTGTACTGCGGAATATGTCTAGAATTCCCATTAGAATCTTACCTTAACAGTTGCGCCACCTTTGCGGCCTTGTTTAGCATTAGATACTGCTTTTTCCCTAGCAGCCTCATTTCGGTAGTAATCTCTGGCCTGCAACATCTCAGTAAACGTCAGTTTAGTTAGTGACCTACCCGCAATGGAGTACTGAGCCACATCAGAGTCTGCTTTACCAGACAACAATGACTCGATCTTACCAAGCATGATAGTTACATGAGTACGGGGATCTTCTTCTGAGTCTAGGTCAGCAAGCACAGTGAATGTGCCTCGGCCTACAACAAGTCGCTCGTTATCAGAGTTGCGAAGAATCTCCAACTGCCACTGGTAATCACCCTTGGCGTAAGCAGATGAAGCGGAACTGCTAATTGCAGCCACATATGCCGTCATTACTGTCTTGAACTCATTGTCACCGCCTAGTGCGGATCTTGCAATGTATGTTGCAGTATATAAAGCTGCGGGATAGTCACTCTCTAAGTCAGTGCGCTTCCACTGAATGAAGTCACCGACAACAATATCTTTAGGTTCGCCTTCGGGGGCATTTGCTACATCGAACGCGTTAGCCATATATTATCACCGCCATGAATTAAGGAATCCACCCTTGGTCTTTGGCACAAACGGTTTACGTGGGGCCGAATACTCTTCAGGTACTTTCTCAACATCAGACTCAACCGCTTCTTTTTCATGACGATCAGCCATAGTGTTGACATTTATATTCATAATAGCATATGCAGCGAGTGCGTACACCATGCAATCCAAAGCTTCGTTCCTTGGACGTATCTTTTCAAACACTCTTTTAGAGTATCCACGGTGATATCGGGTGACAATCTTCTCTGCAGTGAGCTGCCTGAAGTATTCATTGTCTAAGGTATCATTGAAGTGAATATATCCTGGCCCCTCTTCAGCGATGCGCAACCGAGAGAACAACAAGTCCTTAACCGTGTTTACGCCAATAGGGAATAGTGGGCACCGTACAGTGTTATTCTTAGACGGTTTACCCGCTATCGCCCTGCCCTCACCACCAATACCCTTGATAGCGAACACTCTTCGCCCATAGTTCTTCTTACAGTAAGAATACACCGAGTTAGTGAAGTGACCGCCTGAGTCAACGCAAGTGGCTCTAATTCCCATATCCCTGCCAGAAGCAGTCTCATACCTAGCAAACAGGAATGAATCAAGAGAAGTCCATAACTGAGGAGTCGAGGGGTCGCCATACAGTGTCTTATGGTCAATCACCCATGATTCGTCATCACGGCCCCAGCCAATCACTGACAGTTCAAGTCGGTTATCCTGTACGTCAACGCCACAGGTAAGGAACACCACATCGTCTGGCACGTACTTCATCTCTTCACGGCGCTCATACAGCAGATAATCATCTACGGTCTCGCCCTGATCTTCCCAAGTCTCGCCTAAGTATGTATTAGTCCACACTCGCAATTGCTCAGGATTCTTCTTAACCAGCAGAAAGTCCCTAACTCCATCAGGCAATGGTGTCCACGGTGAGTTAAGTGCTGATATGGCAAATCCAGCTACACCCTTCATCTCCTTAGTAGCATGCCATTCGCCGTTACGTATCCCCCACACTCTGTCAGCGTCAGTCCATAAGACAGCGCATTCCTCACATTCGTACTTAGCGGTGTCAGGGTCATCGTCAATCCACTTTACGTTCTTCCACTTCATCACCTGTAGATGCTCGCAGTGCTTGCACGGTATGTAATACTTACGCTGGTCTGAGTTTTCGTATGCGAACTCGATTCGACTGTTGCCTTTGTTGGTCGGCGTAGACACCATCACGATCTTACGGTTCCAGAAGGTAGCCGCACGTTTCCTTGCTAGCTGAATAGGGTCACCCTCTGATCCAGCACTAGCGGGATAGCGATCCACTTCATCGCAGAGTACTAATCGTATCGGACGACTCGCCAAACCTGAAGGTGAGTTAGCGCCCACTATCGATACAGAGCCACCAGGGAATAGCTTGTGCAGAGTTGTGTTGCCAGAATCACGCGAACGAGCTTCGTTAACCTTAGCAGTTAGACAGGGCGTAGATTTAATGAGGCCGTTGGCTACACGATCCTTAGAGAATGACTGTGCCATATCCAGCGTAGGCTGCAGAACAAGAATAGGACTCGGATCGTGATCCATGTGGAAGCCGATGATATTTAAGATAGCCTCGGTCTTGCCTAACTGAGCTGCCGCCATCACTACTACTTCAGGTATGGTCGGGTCAGAGCAAGCATCCATTATGCCGCGCTGGTATTCCGCTCTCGATGTGTACCACCTGCCAGGCTCGGCACTGGTTTGAGAGTCAAGGCGTCTTTCTTGATCGGCCCACTGACTTACGCTTAATTTTGGCGGTGGCTTTAGCACTTTCAGCGTGTTCAGCAACATCTGTTGTGGGGTCATAGCTCGATAATTCCTCTAGTGCTTCGTTGATCACATCTTCCAACACTGACTTACATCCTGCAGTGGTTGTCTCTGATGCGAGAACGGGTGCTATCTTAGATGGCAGTGCTAGCAACTTGCCTTTTAGTGCTACCAGTACGCCTTCCCATTCTTTTATAACGTCCTCGGTTGGCATCAATCTACCATGTATGGTTTCTAGGTGCAGTTCTGCCACTTCGGCTTCAGCGTTTACCTTCCTTGTTCTAGCTTCGTCATACGTTGATCCTACTTTAACGCCACCTGTCGATCCTGTGGTCTTTTGATAGGCCATATTTCCTCCAACAATAGTTGAGTACAATTATACATAAAAATTAGGCATTTACTATGGTGAATTAGGTTTTGGTTATTATGTCGCTAAACTTAACGCGAGGTGCGAAATGACC